AACGCTGTATTTGGCGTTGAGTATGGAGAAGTATCCGATGAACACGCACCGTTGTTTGATGTTGAAAATTCAGACCGTGCATTTGAAGAAGAAGTTCTCTTCACAGGCTTCGGCTCGGCACCTGTTAAAGGTGAAGGCGCTGCTGTATCGTATGACGATGCCCAAGAAAGCTACACTGCTCGTTACACACACGAGACTGTTGCTCTTGGCTTTGCCATCACAGAAGAAGCAATGGAAGATAACTTGTATGATACGTTTGCTAAACTACGTGCCAAAGGTCTGGCCCGTGCAATGGCAAACACCAAACAAGTAAAAGCTGCTGATGTATTCAACAACGGCTTTAACGCTGCTTATGCAGGTGGTGACGGGGACGCATTGTTCTCGGCTTCACACGCAACGATTGGCGATGGCGACCAAAGCAACTTGCTGGCCGCTGCTGACCTTTCGGAAGCATCGCTTGAGACTGCTTTGATTAGCATCTCGAAAATCAAAGATGACCGTGGTATCCTGATTGGTGCGCAAGCCGAAAGCCTGCACATTCCTTCGGACCTCGCATTCACTGCAGACCAGATTCTGAACTCTGCTTTGTCCACCACAATCGTTTCCGATTCGGGTGTAACAAATACGAATGACATCAACAGCATCCGTAACCAAGGACTTGTCCCTGGCGGCTTCTACGTGAACCGTAGATTTACCGATACGAATGCTTTCTTCATCAAGACTGATTGCCCGAATGGTGCGAAAATGTTCGTACGTTCGCCGCTTCAGACTAAGATGGAGCCAGACTTCGACACTGGTAACCTTCGCTTTAAAGCTCGTGAGCGTTATAGCTTTGGTTGGTCAGACTGGAGAGGTTTCTTCGGTAACGCTGGTGCCTAGTCACTAGTCTACTGATAGACTAAAAAATAGAAGGGCGTGGGAGTTGTATCCTACGCCCTTTTTTAGTATAATAGGCACATCGAAGTTTATTATACAGGAGCGAATCATGTCGGCAAATCTTAGGGTAGCATATGTTACTTGCAATACTACACTGGTTAATACCGCTGTAGACACAGTTAGCGGTGTAGCGCTAAAAGGTACACGCATTAGAGGCGTCCATGCACAGGGTGTAGGTGAGTTTACTATCACTGGTACATCCGTAGATGCTTTTGGAAACTCAAATGGCGGTATCATTAAATTTACCAATACAACTAGTTCAGATGTAACAGAGGCCTACCTTACAGACACAGGTGTCCGTATGGGTGGTACTGTTATTGTGCAATGTCCTACAGCAGGTTCAACGGTAACAATTTATTATGGCTAATTACACATACCTTGTGAACGATATTATTGAGGCGTCTGAGAATGACGGTACTGAATTTGTATCTTATATCCCAAAGATGGTTAACCGTGTTGAAGAACGGCTAACTAAAACTTTGGACGACTATGGTCTTGTGACTGCTACATCAGTTAGCTTACCAACTAATCAAAACTTACTAACGCTTCCCGCTGGAACCCTTATTATTAAAAATATTCATATCAAAGACGAAGGTACCAAGATTGCCCTTCTTCAAAGAACAGACGAATTTATTAATGACTACTGGCCTGTAAGTGCCAGTACAGGAACTCCTAAGTATTATGCTAGAAAAACCAATAGTCAAATTTTGTTTGCTCCTACTGCAAGCGCTACTTATGGTGGCTCTATTGTGTACACAGTTAAGCCGTCTGCTTTAACCAGCGCAAACCAAACTAACTATTACAGTGATTACTGTTATGATGCTTTGTTTTATGGTTGCATGATTGAAGCAATGGACTTTATGAAAAACTATACTGTTTCAAATGTATATGAACAACGATATGAAAATGCTGTAACAGCACTACGTAATCAATCAAGAAGAACACGCCGTGACGATATGGAAGCACCAGCTTCTCCAGCAGGCGGGGACAATCCAATCACAGGAGGAAACTAAAATGGCTGTTGCTAAGGTATTAAGCAAGGCTGCTCAAATTAGGGCAGCTTTACAAAAAGGAACAAAGGATGCTGCTGAAAAACAATTTGGTAAACGTCCTGTTGCTCAAGAGCTTCGTCGATTAGAAAAAGCAGCTGCTAAAGAAAAAGATGTAAAGATTGCTGAAAAAGCAGGTGCTATGCAGTCTGTTAAAAAACAAAAGATGTCTAAGCAGGAAAAGGCAACTAAAGCTTATAAGCGTGTTCAAAAGGCTGTAAGCAAGCAGCAGATTGTTAAATCAGTTGAAGACTTTATTTCAGCTGGCGGTAAAATTTCTAAGGTTCCAAAAGATAAGGCTGCTGTTTATCGTAAGGAAATGGAAGAGGAGCTTAAGGGAAGAACTGTTCCTGCAAAACGTGAACGTATTAAAAGTGCTACAGATAGAAAGAAACTTCGTCAAGCTCGTAAGCTAACCGAAGGCCGTGAGTCTAGTGAAGCTTTTGAATCACGTATGTCTCGTGAAGCTCGTCAGGGCGGTGGACGTGATGTAGGAAGCAGAGGCGCACAGCGTGGCTCTTCTCCTGACCCTATGTTTGAATATGAAGCAAGTCAAGCCTCCAGACTTATGCGGGGTGAGGGTGATGCTCCTATGACTGTTGATGACAGAATGAAAATGATTGGCCGCAAAAAAGGCGGTAAGGTATCCAAGAAAAAAACACAAGGTAAACCACGTGGCGTAGGTTGCGCAACTCGTGGATATGGTAAAGCAATGAAAGGTGGCAAATAAATGGCTAAAGGAAAACTAATTAGTGAACTAGCACAGGCGGCTATCAAGGCTAAAAAGCCTTCTGCTAGAACAGCAAAGGAACTGGCCGAAAAGAAAAGTAAATCTAAAGCAGCTAATGCCACAAGAATTGCTAGGGCAGGTCAAGCAGCCATAGCTCCTCAACGTGTTGCCGAAGTTCGTAAAGGTGCCTCTGGTGTTGTGGGTAAAAACAAAAAAGGTTTAAAGCCTGTAGGTAAAATGAACAAAGTTGAAAAGCAAGATTACGACTTTGAGGGTTTTAATAAAGGGCTTCAAAGAGAGCTAATTGGTAAAGCTAGGCGGGGTGAAAAAGCTACGTACAAAGGAACTGATTATACTTTTATGCTTTCTGAAAAAAGAGGAATTAAGCCCGAGAAGACTGTTAAGAAAAATGCAGGGGGCGTAGCCGCCATGGTGCAGGCAAAAATGGCTGAGAACAAAAAAGAAAAAGGAGAGATGGCTAAGCTCGGCCCTAAAACTTTAGGGTATGGTGGCAAGGTTAAAAAGAAAATGGGTGGTAAAGTAAGCAAACCAAAAGGTGTAGGCTGTGCAACTCGTGGATATGGAAAGGCAATGAAGTAATGAAAAAAGTACCAGAGAAGAACAAAGGTCTTGCCAAGCTTCCTACCTCTGTTCGTAACAGTATGGGATACTACCAAGAGGGTGGTCCTGTAACAGAAACTGTTAAGGGTAATCGTGGCACAAAAGAACAAGGCATGAGAGCTTACGACTACCAGCAGGAAATTAAAAGAGAACACGAAGAGCGTATGAAGTACATTGAAGAACAGCTTTCAGATAACCGTGGTGGTAAGGGAAAGTAATGTCTGATGCCAAGTACACAAAGCCAGAACTCCGTAAACGAATTGTTGCTCGCATTAAAGCGGGTAGCAAAGGCGGGGCAGCTGGTCAGTGGTCGGCACGTAAGGCTCAGTTAGTTGCAGCTGCTTATAAAAAAGCAGGCGGTGGTTACAGGGGCGGCAAAGGAAAGAAACAAAAATCATTAAGCAAATGGACAAAAGAAGAATGGGGTACCAAGAGTGGTAAGCCAAGTACGCAGGGGGCGAAGGCCACAGGTGAAAGGTACTTACCAAAAAAGGCGAGGGCTAAACTCACAAAAGCAGAGTATGCGAAGACTACGGCAGCTAAAAGAAAAGGACGAGCAGCGGGAAAACAGTTCGTTAAGCAGCCTAAAGCTATAGCTAAAAAAACAGCTAAAGTAAGAAACGCTGCAAAAGGTGGTTCCATCTCAGGACATAATAGGTTATACTAAGACATGGCATTAACAGATTCAGAAAAAAATAGATTAAAGAAACTTGGCCTCAAGGGTTTAAACAAACCTAAGATGACGCCAAGCCATCCAAGCAAAAAGGCTGTAGTGGCCGTAAGGGGAGACAATGGAAAACTTAAAACAATTCGTTTCGGCGCTCAAGGAATGGGCCACAACTACAGCAAAGAAGCTCGTTCAAACTTTAAAGCAAGGCATGGAAAGAACATTGCTAGAGGCAAGACTTCAGCTGCTTACTGGGCTGACAAAGTCTTTTGGGCTGGTAAAGGTAAAAGTACTAAGCGTCCTCCTAAAAGTCAAAAACAGACTTTCGGTCTTGGTGGCAAGAACAGAAAGAAAACTTAAGGATGGCGATAAGTAGGTCTGCGGTCAGCCAACAGGTAAGCAAGCCTGGAAGAAAGGTAGGTGGTCGCAAAAGAAACTCTACTGGTTCTGATAGTCCAAGAGGCACAGACCAGATAGCTGGCTTAAAGGCTGACCGCAAACAATCTGGCCATAATAGGCTATACTAAAGGAGAACATAAATGGCAACGTCAGGTACATATACCTTCTCAATGGATATTGACGAAGTAATTGAAGAAGCCCTAGAAATGATTGGAGGTGAGGCTACGCTTGGTAACGAGCCTAAGTCTGCTCGTCGTTCTATTAACCTGCTTCTACAAGACTGGCAGAACCGTGGCATTCAGTTGTGGACAATTGGCACCACTGCTGTTACCGTTGCAACCAGCGTTACCTCCTATGTATT